ATGTCTTTGGTCAAAGAACCAAAGCATAGGACTGGCTTTGATAGAAACTTCTGGATTTGGGAAGAGCACGATCCTAGCTGTAATTATCTTATCGCTGCTGATGTTGCGCGAGGCGATGGTGCTGATAGTTCCACATTTCACATTCTGAAACTGGAAACGATGGAGATCATCGGAGAGTATCAGGGCAAACCAACACCCGACCTCTACGCTAATATGCTCAATCAAGTCGGTCGAGAATTTGGAAATGCTATGATGGTTGTGGAAAATAATTCCATCGGCTATACAGTAATAGACAAACTCATAGAGTATGCTTATCCCAATCTATACTGGTCTGTTAAATCTACACACGAATACATCGACCAACATCTCGGCGAGCAACGCAATGGAGCTATTGCTGGGTTTTCAACTACAAGCAAGACTAGACCACTGATCGTAGCTAAGCTAGAAGAGTTTATAAGAAACAAACTAATTAAAACGTATTCTTCACGTTTGGCAAATGAATTTAGAACATTTATTTGGAATAACGGGAAGCCACAAGCTATGAGAGGTTATAACGATGACTTGGTGATGGCTCTTGCAATTTGTTGCTGGGTTAGAGACACAGCAATACAATCAAGTTCCCGAGATCTAAATTACCAAAAAGCTTTTGTTGATGCTATAATGACTTCCAGAACTACCTTGAATACTCAAATAAGAGGACAAATAGGCTACACAGGCGAAGACACAACTAGTAAAATGAACGAAGCAAAAAATCTATATTCCCAGTATATGTGGATAATAAAGTGAGAAATTAAATGGCACCTAAAAACCCCAAACAAGGCAAGAACCCTGCAAACAGAGACTCTCAATTATTTCGGTCTCTTACTAGATTGTTCTCTGGACCTATTGTAAGTTATCGCTCCGAGTCTGGTCGAAAGATTCGCAGGCAGCATCTTGATAAGTATTCTACAAGATTTAAGTCTGCATCAGGGCAGCAGTTCAAGAAGCAGTCCTACAACCCTCTAGATACGATCGCAGCTAACGCCATTGCAAACCAGAGGCGCTCAGAGCGTTACATAGATTTTGATCAGATGGAGTACATGCCAGAACTAGCTTCTGCTCTCGACATCTACGCAGATGAGATGACTACATTCTCTGCGCTATCTCCGATGCTGAATATCAGATGTCGTAATGATGAAATAAAAGCTGTCCTCAATATTCTTTACCATAATGTAATGAACATCGAACACAACCTTTTTGGTTGGTGTCGCACAATGTGTAAGTATGGTGATTTTATCATGTATTTGGATATTGATGATGAGATGGGGATTAAATCTTCTATTGCCCTTCCATTGCAAGAGGTTGAAAGATTAGAAGGGCTTGATGCAACAAACCCTAATTATGTTCAATACCAGTGGAACTCAGGTGGGATGACTTTTGAAAACTGGCAGATAGCTCATTTCCGCATTCTTGGTAATGACAAATACTCACCATACGGAACTTCTGTGCTAGAGCCTGCCCGCCGCATTTGGCGTCAGCTTACTCTTATGGAAGATGCAATGATGGCTTACCGCATCGTTCGTTCTTCAGAGCGGAAGGTATTTAAGATTGATGTCGGCGCTATTCCTCCACAAGAGGTTGAGCAGTATATGCAGAAGATCGTATCTCAGTTGAAGAGACATACGATTGTTGATAAAGATACGGGTCGTATTGATTTACGCTATAACCCGCTCTCTATCGAAGAGGATTATTACATTCCTATTCGTGCTGGCTCTGCGACTGATATTCAGTCTATTGCTGGCGGACAGAACACAACTGCGATTGATGATGTTAAGTATCTTCGCGATAAGTTGTTCTCCGCTATCAAGATTCCACAGGCATACCTTACCATGGGTGAAGGCGCACAGGAAGATAAGACCACACTCGCCACAAAGGACATTCGTTTCGCACGAACTATCCAGCGCCTACAGCGCTCTGTTCTCCACGAGCTAGAAAAAGTTGGAATTATCCACCTTTACACTCTTGGCTACAGAGGAGAGGATCTCTTAAACTTCAAGCTTGCCCTAAACAACCCAAGCAAGATTGCAGAGTTACAGGAATTAGAGCATTGGAAGAGCAAGTTTGACATTGCTGCTTCTGCTACCGAAGGTTATTTCTCTCGTCGGTGGGTTGCTGATAACATTTTTGGAATGTCTCACGAAGAATTCCTCCGCAATCAGCGCGAGATGTTTTACGATCGCAAGCACGATACTGCCCTTGAAGGTGTCGCTGAGGCGGCTGCCGGCGGCGGTGGAGGCGAAGGAGGTGGAGGTCTCGACCTCGGCGGCGGGGGCGAAGGTGGCTTAGACCTTGGCGGCGATGAGGGTGGTGGAGAACTTGACCTTGGTGGAGACGAAGGCGGTGATGAGGGCGGCGGCGAGGAAAGCGCGCTCCTAGCAGCGCCTCCGGGTTCTCGAAACTCACCACGACTCGCCAAATCTCTTGGTAAGCGTGCGAGAGCAGGCAAAAAGTATGTAACCAAAGGCTCTAAAGGTAAGGCTTATCAAAAAGTAGCGACCGATAAGAGACCCCAAGGCGCTAGAACTCGCAATTATGCCAGTGTCCCAACGCCCGAAATGAACACCTATAGAACCAATAATCTTGGTGCGTCAGAACTAAGATCACTATCTAGAGGCATTTATGAAGAGCAAGACCCTAATTACTTGCGAGACCAACACGAAGAACAATCTCTTCTTGAAGTAGATAGTTCAGTAAAGATGCTTATTGAGAGCCTAGAAACAAAGACTACGGAGATTGATAATGAAGAGTAGACATAATAAGAAGCGCAACACAGCATTCGTTTTTGAGGCTTTATCTCGCGAAGCAACAATCGCTATCATCAAGGGAGATCACCAAAGAAAAGAAAAAGTTGTCTCTATTGTGAGAAAGCATTTCACCAATGACTCCTTACTGAAGAGAGACCTAGAGTGCTATCGCTCTTTGTATGAAAATCAAAACATAGACGAAACCACGAGTAAAAAAATTGTGGAGGCAGCATTGGCAGCCAAGCGCCTTATCGATCCAGATGGGCTCTTTAAGCAGCAAACTGAAATCATCAATGATATCAACAAGGATCTGAGTCCTGCAACCTTTAACAACTTTGTTCCAAACTACAAGTCTCTTGCTACTATTGCCAAGATGTTCAATACTAACTCCCCCAAACAATCTGTAATGCTTGAAACAAAAATTATTGAGGGTATGATTGGCGTGATAGAGGAGCAAAAAATGGAAGCAATAGATTCTATTACTTACAAAACTTTTACAAAGAAATTTAATGAGAAATATGGAAACTCTTTGCTGAGAGAGCAAAAGGACTTGCTCAACCATTATATCTCATCTTTCTCTTATGATGATCTTGAGACAAAGATTTTTCTTAATAGAGAGATTGGTAGACTCAAGAGTTCCCTTTCTGAAGCAACAAGCGTAGAAGAGATTGCAAACGATCCCGAAATGATTCGCAAAACTAACGCTGTAAGAGAAAGACTTGAGTCTCTAACAGATGCAACTTCTTTAAACGAATCCACTCTATTGACAATAATGAAGACTCAAGAGTTAGTAAAGGAAATTTATAACAATGCCAGTAACAGTTAGAATCATACCTGTCCCAGAACCAGTAAAGGTAACGATTAAACCGAAGACTCCCCCTCCTACTATAACTTTAGAACTTGACATTCGTAAGTCCCTTAGTGGTGATCTTATGATCTTTGATCACGGAGACATCGACATCGTTCTATCTGGAAAAGACAAAAAGATTACTGCCTTCCCAAAGCAGACCATGACTGATTTTACTTACGGCGCACAGAACCGCCTATTTAATCATCTTGCTAGAAAAGGTATTGTAATCCCTGAATCTATTCAGGGCGCATCTTTCTATGGTGCGATGGAGGCAACTCTCCAAGAAGCAGCAGATGGCAAACTAAATGCTGCTAAGTTTGCGCTTGTGAACATCGAGAGGTTCATAAAAGAAGAAAAGCCTTACTATGATAATGTTGAAGCGGTTGTGGCAGGTGTTGAGGACGAATACATCGACCCAGACAAGACTGATTCAACAGAACTTGGTGAAGTCCCTCAGCGAGACGAGCAGGGCTCTATTCGACCCGGCTATGGTCCCAATAATGGCTACGCCATGTCTTACATGTACACAATCTAGGAGCCCATTATGTCAAACGAAATGAAAGTCATAATGGAGAACTGGGATAAATACATTCTCCAAGAAGCACCCTTAGAGACAGTTGGAGATCTCCGAAAATTAATAAAAACTCACCGCGCCATGGAAGCAGGAAAAGAGCTAGGCAAGAAGGCTGCAGAAGCAGCTATAGAACAAATACCTGTTGTTAGCAACATCTTTTCACTTTGGAAGGGCGCACAGGACGCTAAAGAAATTGTGGGCAAACTCTATGGAGCAGAAGATTCTTTTAAGTCTGCAACAGGATTAGACAAGCTAAACGTCGATGATGATGTATCTAGGATTGTAGATGATCCAATCGAGGTAGCATTTATCAATGATTTATTAAAGACAATGGAAGACATGGATGATCTAGCCCCCATTCCAGATGTTAATGATGGACTTCAAAAATACTTAGCAGACAAATTTAACAGCAATCAGGTCAAAAAATAATGGAACTTATACTATTCGTCCTAATAGCCTACGGACTAACACAAATTTTAGTCTATAGC